AGAATCGAGATGTAATAAGATTGATCGAAAGAAATGATCGATGCAGAGATTGGGATGTTTCTTGGACTATTGGAAGCACAGTGCCACATCCTGATCGATTTACTCACAATGAGCCAACATTGAAAGCAGCGATATTCGAATGTTATCGAGAATCAATAAGGGTAGTCAATTAAGGCTGCCTTTTTATAGGAGAACGAAATGAGTAAATATTATGTCGAAACAGTAGTAGAACAAATCGATATCAATAACTTCGAAGTTATTGATATGGATCATGGTGATCACAACAGCGTTATGGATTTTATAAGGCTGCCATACGTTGTTTCAAAAGAGCAAATCTATGATGATTTAGAAAAAGGTATTATCTATCACATTGGTTTAAAGTTTTGGAACGATTATGGACACGACACCGACTACTTTGATTATGACTATGAAATGATTTTTGCAGAAGGGTTTGATTATCACAAAGCAATAGAGAAAAAAATCCTTCGGCTAATACGATTAGCCATGCAAGACAAACGAGCGACTGCACTCCAAACTCTTTTAAGCAAAGAATACAGCGAGGCTATTCAAAAGAAGGATTTAGAGATTGAACAGAAGTTAGAGATGGGAGAAACAACATAGGGCAGCCAATTAAGGCTACCTCACCTTGGGTTGTTGTATTTGTCGACAATATATGCACATAATACATAGAACGCTAAGAACACATGGGGGAAACATGAGTAAGAAGGAAGCAATTAAGTCCCTTCAAGTCAAGAAGGGCAAACACAGGAAGCCATTTGTGTTGTATGTGCCACTGGCATACGCAGATCGCTCGATTCCATTGATCGAGAAGTATTTAACCAATAAGAAGTGCAAGTGGCTCAAGGAACATTTTAAGGAGCGAAAAAGCAAAAACCCATATTCATTGCCAGCATTAGAGAAGGCCATTGCCTATGCAGCCGAGCATAATGCCGACATCATTGCAGCCAACATGGGAAAACGACTGAGAAATATAAGTGTCTTGACTTTGTTGATCTCATGCGGGGCGAAAGGGGTTCGCTTCTGGCATTTCGACACCACCCTTAAGCACGCCAGCATCATGGACATCGATACCTTGATCCACATCTCGGCACAATACCGAGCCGATTTGTCGGAAACCGTGACCGAGAAGATGAAACGGATGAAAAAAACAGGATACAAGGACAAGGATGGCAACCTCAGATATTCCTTTGGCTTGCATTCTGAGGAAGATTTGAAGAAAGCCGGTCAGGGCGGTGCCAAGGCACATCGCAAGAACTTCATTCGATTCGCTCGAATGCTAAAGCCGGAGATCGATGCCATTGAGAAACAGGGTCACACCACCTTGGCTGCCATTGCAACCGAACTCAATCGCAAGAAGATTCCATCCCGGTATGGAGGAGGGTGGCATCCATCGACTGTGAGAAACCTAAAAAATAAAATCAAGGAGCTAAAATCATGATGGGAAGCAAAAAACCATTCTATCCATCCATCGATGCGTTGATTGAGTCATCGCCCTACAAGGATGAGCCTGACAAAAATGAAGTCCTGAAACTGTTTTCAGGGGCAATGCTATTAAGGATGCTGCATCACGACGTGAAGAGAATCAACGGAAGCCAAGAGGCGATTCAAATGGGAATGTTCATCGCTGAGAGTGGATATCTAGCCGTACAACTGCTGGTCTCAGTGATTCTTCTGCGTGGAGCCAGCAAAACCATTACGGGGTCAGACTTGTTCTTATCGATGCATTCGCTGGGGATCGGTGCCTCTAGGGGCAGTGTGGAAAAGACCATCAAATCAGGAGTCGATCATGGGGTCTTCACCAAGCACCAAGGCACCGATAAAAGGGTTTATCACTATGGCCTGAACCACGACATGATTGAGCCGTTTAATCATTTCATGACCGATTATTTTGGACGTATAACCAACCTTAGCCCGGAGGACTTTGATGAGGTTCGACAAGGCACGTTTCCTTCGAGTGAAGTACCCAAGATGTTCGCATCATTATTGGGTTAAATAATAGGGTTAAAAAATGAACCCTAAAATACAATCTAAAATACAATGTATTTTTGAAGACGATTTATCTTGACCACGAGTAGATGAACAACATAGGATTTAGAACATGAAACAAACACCACCCCAAAACGACCCCGATCTTGAAACCTACATCAGCCAGTGTGAACACGATGGCGATTTTGAATGGGAAGAACAGTGTCACCACATTAAAATGTTCGAGGGGCGAATTTACAATGCCAAGCTCAAGGACATCAGTGACGTCATTTACAACATCAAAACACTCCAAAACATGGCAGCCCAATTGATCGATATTGAGAAAAGCCGACTGCATTCGAGCCTCAAGGTTTCCGCTGCTCATTATGTGATCTCACAAGCCAATAAAGAGTCCAAAAAGAGATTTGAACTCAAAGAAACCAAAATTAAAGCCTATAAAGAGGCACTGAGAGCCAACTTTAAAACCCAATTCAATGCCATCAAATGACTGCATCATCCCTAAATTCATGGATGGGATTTAACGCGTTTAAATCCGTGTCATTTGATTCAATGAATATCCCCCGATCAACCATAAACAGGGATCAAATCAATGCCCCAACCGCCTTATTTTCGGCTGACCTATTGCGCATAATATATACATTGTCTAGTTTTATAGGTTCAGAACCGCTTCGAGTTTTGTTGGATTATACAACTCCATGGAGCCTAGGTTGTTGTATTGATTTTTTCCCCTCTAAAAAGGAGAGAAATCATGCAAAGATCAAAAATCAATGCTAATAAGTACCTTACTATATTCGTTAGAAAATACCAATGTCCTGACTCTCAGGACTGGAAATCTTATGGTGGCAATATGCATCTGGTTAAATCAGATGTTGCTGTCGCAAAAAGAATCCTAGAAGGCGAACACTACGACTGTACTCTGGTTAGATATCTCGATAGAGATGATCCCATTGATCCTTGGAGAGCAGTCATCGCTACCACACCAGTTGAAGAAATCGAGCTTTGATCATGACTAGGTATTATCACGAAAACGTCCACGCCAATGGCAGCANAAATAACATTGAAGCTGCTGANGGNAAATTNACCCCTTGGGANTGGNTATCTGGATCTCTAATGAAGGATCTATTCAATCTTAATATCTGGGATCCAGATGCNAGGAATACACTCTTAAAACAGATAATGAATGCTTTAAATGGCAGATTCCCTGAACCACTCACCATAACCCCTCAGATGCTATATGGCACTGAAGCAGAGGTGGCTGGGATGCGAACTTGTTTGACCTTGGCTGGATTGCCAGTCAATGATCTGCTTTTTCAATGGAAGTTTGGTACCGCTTTCTTTCATAAAGACCTGAAGCTGGCTTGCAGCTTGGATGGGATCTATGAGATGGGCGACCAACCCATAGCTATGAGATCGGATCCTGGTCACAACATTATCACTCCAAATGATGAAACATTATATCTGTCCGGGAAGGGTGTCATTGAACATAAGACCACCAGAGATAGTTATGATGATAAATCAATTTGTCCTGATTATTATGAGATCCAAGCCAAGGCCAATCTTGAGGTCATGGCATCCAATGATCCTGATTTTAAGTGGTATGCAGTCTCAGTGATCTATGGCAACCGCCCGCATATTTATTTCTTTGAAAGGGATCCCAATTTTGCAGCTGTCTTGGAAGACAAGGTGAATGATTTTTATCGCAGATTGGAAGAAGAAGATTATTACCCCCCGGAGACATCAAAAGGATGTGACTTGCTCAATCCTGTGATCAATGAGGAAAGATGCATCAATCTTTCAACTGATGCCTTAGAAGCTGTGCAAGCGATCCAAGCTGCCAATAAAGCGAAGAAAGAACTCGATAAGATTATCGATCTCAATCAAATGATCATTAAGGCAGAAATGTCAGATGCAAAAACTGGCATTGCCTTCTATGAAAATGATGATGGGAATGAAATTCTCGTTGAAGCCAAAAGACGAGTGATCAATAGAAAGGCAACCGTTGATAAGTTTGTTCCCGGTAAGCCAGCCAGATCCACTCTATCCCCTAATATCTATATTAAGGAGTCTATCAATGACTAAGAAAACAGGAGCAAAAGAATACAATGAGTATTTAGAAAGAAGAAAAATCTTGACCAATATGACCGGATTATCCAAGTCAGAGTTTCGCACTAGGAATAATTGCCTAGATACTTTCAATGCCATATTAAAGTTTTACATCAGCAATGATAAGTGTCCTACGATTCGAGAACTGAAAGAGGAATTGGATTTAAACAGCGAGAGTCCAGTATATGATCGAGTCAATTACTTGGACTCTCTAGGTATGATTTACAAAGACCGAAGCGGTCAGATAAGTTTGAAAGAACCCAATTTCAATTTTTGATTAGTCTTTGGCTTTGTAGATATTCAGTGCCAACAATTCGATGAACCGATAAATCTGATGGATAATTGCATTATCCTTCGGAGTTTTGGTGAACATACAAATGGCAGATGCTACTGAAATAATCATAGTCCAAATGTCTATTAATTGTTCCATGTTTTAACCTCTATATTATTATTTTTTTCGATTCATAAAGCCGACAGCAGACCGCACCCCAAAAGATGCTGCTACGATCACACTTAATAAATATTGATACCAATCAGGCATTTGTTCCAATACTGCAAAACCTTCTTTAACATAAGGCACCGCAGATGGGATGAAGCACAGAATGAGTGGAATTGAAAAGAGGAGGGTAAGCCATTCATCCTTAAAACTGTTCCCGGCATTTTGTTGAGCCACAGTATCCCAATCTTTGGCTGCTTTGGCTTTCGCTTCTGATTTGGAGATGCGACCATTGAGATAGGTCGTCCCAAGTTTGCCGAACAGCTTTAAAAATTGAATCATTGAACCAAGTAGGAAATTAACATGGCAAAAAGGCTAGAGATGATGGTTGCCAACGCAAGCCTGATCTGGGTATTGAGAGTGGTTAGCTGTGACTCAATGGACTCAAGCCTTCTGTAAGTCTCTCGCCATCTTTCATGCTCTGCTGCTTCATGGGAGGTCAGCCGCTTGTCAACTTCCTGAAGCCTCTGTGTTGTCGTCAATTTGCTGGTCATTAATGACTCCTAGTTCTTTTGCTAGTTGACCCAATAGCCATTGATAGGTATTGGATAAAGAAGTGTATTGTGTTTGTGCTTCCTTAAATGCTGTTTCAGATTCTTCCAGCTGAGGACTTAATTCCCTCAACTCGGTATATAAATTCTTTGCTCGATCATTGAAATCCTCTATCTCGTATTCGATTCCATTGAAATTAACTTTCTCTGCTTCCATTTTTTTCTCCTTATATCAAAATGCTGAGTGTTTGTAGTACAAGTCCAATAAAAACAATCCAAAAACCTTTTTGGTAATCAAAATTATCTCCGTCTTTCTTTTGCATGGGTTAAACAGTGAATGTCTCCACTGTTGGGGTTTTTTGCTCATCGATGTCTGACTTGATAGATGCTTTTATTTTTGTGATTTCATCTTCACCGAGTGCATCCTTGACCCAATCAATAACGATTGTTTCAGTCAAATTGTTTTTGCTAACAAATGTGGATGGGTCAAGACTTTCTGTGTCCAGACTTACTTGACCATATTGAAAAGCAGTATATTTTTCATTGGTATGTGGATTGATTTCTGATGAAGTTCCAATCATTCTCCAATGAGCTGTAAAAACGACATCAGCGAAACCTTTGTATTCAATATATGCTTCGACATTGGGGTTTTGGAATGTGTATGTATTTGCCATATTATGCTGCCTCTAATTCTGCAACTCTTGCTTCGAGTTCTTGTATTGCTTTGATTAAGATTGGTACAAAGACAGAGTATTTAACTGCTTTGATTCCTGTTTCATTGCATTCTTTGATAAGACTGGGGAAGATCGGTTCAATTTCCTGTGCAATGACTCCGATTTGTTTTAAATCATCATCGATCAAATTGTAGTTTCTGATCTGTACTTGCTTGAGGTCTTCCAGTTTATCGGTTGCATCAACGATATTTTCTTTGACACTTTGATCTGAGATACCAGCATATGAATTATTGGTATTCATAACATCTCCATCACCATAAACCCTGAACTCACCAGCATTTCCATATACATTCATGACATGGCTTGCGCCACTTACATTTTTAGAAAACTTGGGTCTACCATCAGCGAATAATGCCATTCCAAAATTTGAAGTGCCGATTGTTGTTGAGGTTGTACCCACCAATAATGCACCTCCATCAGTAATTCTCATTCTCGTACTTCCAGCAGTACCAAAATCAAGATTATCATTGGGATCATAAGTTATATACCCAGCATCACTATCATCGGAATCTGCAAATAATATACCTTTGATTGATGTGGTTGGGCTTGCAATTGTTAAGTATGTCGTGTCTGTTCCTTCAATAATTGCCCTTGTTCCAGCTATATAGCTTGTAACACCACTAGACCCATTTCTAGCGTGAAGCGGTGCCTGTGGATCATTAGTATTTATACCTACGAGGCCATCAGAAGTAATGCGCATTACTTCTGTGTTGTTGGTTTTGAAAACAGTAATAGAAGTAGTAGAACCTAATGTCATTCCGCTTGTTGACATGATGTTAAAATCTACACCAGCAGGAGTTGTCAATGTTCCAGAGCTGTCGATGCGCATAGATTCATTGAAATTTGTTGATCCATCAGACGTATAAAATCTTAAATCATAAGTGCTACCAACACCATTTGTCGCATACGATTGTATTCCAGCACGATTTCCAGCACCCGGACCTGAACCATCGCCTGAATAAATAACGTAACCACCCGTTAAAACACCTGATGTTTTAGCTGTTGTTGAAGTAGCACTTATCAAACCGTCACTGGAGCTTATGGATAAAGCTTCTGTCGGACTTGCGGTGCCGATTCCTAATTGCTGATTACCATCGAACCTTGCTGCTTCAGTTCCACCAGTCTCAAACTTCAAAATTGAGCCATCATAAACGATGAAATCTTCTCCTGACTTTTTGAGCCTGACTGCTGTTCCTTCCATTCTGATGTTGGCATCACCCGATGATGCAATTCCATGAATTAACTCAGCTGGTGTTGTTGCACTCCCAATTCCTAAGTTTCCCAAGACATTGAGATTGGATGGGGCTGTGTTGGATGCATTCATTGCTATTGGCAGTGTCAGCCATGCATCATTGGCACCATTTCTCAACTTGATTATATTATTGGTTGTATCAACCCATATCATAAATGGGTACATGGTTGTTGGTTCTGCTGTACCTGAATTGGCACTGGCAAT